CTAGAAATGATGGATCCCGTTAGTCGAATTTCGGGTTACATCAGTATTCTTGGGGAGATGACCAGTAGTGTTGCAGACTGTGAGGAAAAAGTCAAAGCTCTCAAAGATATTGAGCGTATTTTGATATTATTCCTAGGTCTCGCACATTCTGATAGTGCAGTCTCTATGTCCATGCATATTGCAGCATATTTGAGTGGAATTACCGACAAGTCGCTTGCTGCGACTCTCGCCACTTGGATTAGTAGTATTTTACAGGGCAAGGATTTTGACGATGTCAAAACCGCAGATGTTGACCCGAACAATTTGGTTTCCGAGGGTGGAATTGACGTCGAAAGCGTTCTCAGTGGACTCAGGACCATGGGAGGCAACTTGCAATTGCTCGTTAATAATCCCGTTTTTGAGAAGATCTCATATTTGTTGAGTTCTTTGGCTTGTCTCGGATTTTGCGAGGCATCAGATCTCAAGTGGTCCGTCCGTGGCATTACGTTGTTTGCACCCAAGATGTTTCTCAGACATGTCCATGCCCCCGATTTATTGTCGGCCGTTATGGACACTCTTGTTTATTTCATTGAAGGTGGCTGTGAATTGTTTCGCAGTGGATCTATAGCTGGTTTTTTGTATTCTGACTCTCAAGTCAGAGCTTTGCAAAATGACTACAATGAGCTTAAGTCCGCTGCCATTCATTTTAGAGCTGGCAACTTAGAAAGTTGTGCTGGCATTAGCGTTCAAGATTATGATCTCAAACTTAATAAGGTCATGGATGCTGCCAAGAAACTTTCTTCGGTAGTTGCCAAGTATGACAAGCCCGTTCTCGATCGGATGATAACGTCCCTTTATGAGCTGCGCGCTGAATTTACTGCTACAAGGGTGAAGGGAGGCGTAAGACTCACACCATATTGTATCAAGTTCCACGGTGAAGGTGGTTGTGGCAAGTCTACACTTGCTACTTCCATCGGATATTTTGTTGGAAAATGGAACAATTTTGATGGTGGGAAAGATCGCACCATTACAAGGAGAGGTGATGATAAGTATGATTCCAACATGCGTAGTGATGTGAATGTCGTCATTTTAGAAGACATTTTCAATACTGCAGTGGAATTTATGCAATCTTCGCCTTGCGATCCCATCATTGTGTTTGTCAACAGTGCTGTGGCTTATGCCAATATGGCCGAGGCTGAACTCAAGGGAAAGGTCGCCATTAATCCTATGTTGGTCATTATAACTACCAATATTAAGGACACTGGCGCCACGGTTTGCTCTAATTGTCCCACATCTGTCACGCGTCGTGACAATGTGTGTGTTGCAGTTTCTGTCAAGCCCGAGTTTAGACGTGACAATTCCCATGAGGTTGACTCCCTCAAGGTCGAAGCACATTATGCCGCTAAAGGCATGGACACCCCTGCGATTCCCGACATTTTTCTGCTGTCAGCTGAACGGCCTATTTCCAAGGACAATCCCAAGAAAGGTGCCAATGTTCAAAAGCTGTCAGATTGGGAACCCTATCACGATTCTGAAGGACCATTGGTTGATGTTGGAATACATCGTTTTCTGGCCTGGTTGCGCGAGAATACTCGTCAGTGGTATGAATTACAGAGACGCATGGTGGATCGTATAAATTGTGGTCTATTTGAAATGCCTCTTTGTGATGTCTGCGGAATGTTGCCTGAAGGTTGTAAGTGTAAGAGGGACTGTGGAAGCAATACTCCCTTTGATCCCACTGGGGATGAAAGCAGTGTAGTATCTGATGGTGATCCACCCGATAATGTTGTTCCCCCCGAAGAGGAGAGTGACGACATTCCGGGCTGGAAATGGCCCAAGTCCAAAGCGCCTGAAAGGTATCCCGAACCTAAGGGTCCGATCAGGTATGATGAAACGCTTGCTACTCTACAAGCTGATCGTTGGTGGTTTTTGAAGCGTGGGATGTGGCGTGCCGCTTGGTCAGTCCCGACTAAGCCCTTGCCACACGTGTACGTTGAAAAAATTAATGATCACATCTATATGCCCGATTTGACGCCACTTCGTGAATTCAATATTGGCCCTATTAGTCCTGATCCACCTAGTGTGGTGGAGGAAGGAGGTTCTGAAGATTATTCTTCTCTTAGTGATTTTGTTAATGAGGAGGACAAATTTCAAAATCCTGACAATCTTTGGGACGACATCAAGTCTGTCTTTTGGTATCTTAAGGACGATTATAAGTCCATGACCACAGAAGCCTTGTTGGAGCTCACTAGGGACAATAGCAAGACCTTTTTGAAATACACGCCAGACTGGTTATTACGTGCTGTATGTACTCGATACCTGGCTAGCATCACCACAAATTGGTTTCATCCCCATGTGTGTGTGTATTTTGGGTTGAGTTTGCTTCTAGCATTCGGATCTATGCGGAACTTTGTCCCCCAACCGTATATGTGTGCTCTGTTGAGCTTTGCATTAGCAATGAGGGGATTCCTTTATGTTTACTATTTGAAGTGTGTTAGAAGGGCCTTAGACGAGGAGATTGCTTCGAGGCGAGACACAATCATGTGCATCGTCAAGACTGCGAAAGCATTTAATCTTAAAAACATTAAGCGCGTTTCGACTATTCTCATTGGCTTTTACACGGGTTACAAAATTTATAAATTGTACCTGAAGGCGACGTCTTTTGAGACACAGGGGGCTATGATGCCAAAATGTGCTGAGGATATCAAATCTCGTGACAGAGAGAAGAATCCTTACATGAAGGCATCCCCCAAGGTTGATCCCGCTTCTGACCGTAGACTTTACACCACAAATGTGGATGACGCAGTCACTAATGTTTTTAACAATCTCAATCTAGTTCGATTCAATAGGATAGACGGGGAGGGCACTACAAATTTTTGTGATGCCTTCTTCATCGAGTCCAGTATCGCTATCGTTCCAGCTCATATGCTCAAGAAGGATAACAAGGTTTTCCCCTTGACAGCTAGTTTTGAGAGACGTGGACCTGAGGTCGCAGGAGGCAAGTTTGCTTGCAAAATTGACTCCGAAAACATTGTTTTTGTGCCAGGCACTGACTTGGCACTGCTCAATATACCTAGTAGCGGCACCTACAGGGATTTGAGACATTATTTGCCGGACGGACCAGTTGAAGGCTTTTCCAAATTTGTCTACAAAGACAAGGAGGGAAAGATGAGACTGGATTCAACGCATACCACCAGTGGGCGCGTTGGACATGTCCTCTGCAAGTTTGATGGTTATTCTTACAACCTTGAGAATGACACTCACGCGGGGTTGTGCATGGGCACTTTAATTCGTGCTAGTACTACTCCGCAGATTGCAGGATTCCACTTAGGTGGAAACAAGGTTAAAGACAAGTACGGCGTTGCCGGCTTATTGACGCGAGCGCAGTATGAGCTCGCACGCAAACACATCAAGGATTTGATTCCACACTCTGCCAGTGATATTCCAATGACAATGCAGGGCGCTACTCTTATCAAAGACTTTGAAATTCACCACAAGTGTCCCGCTCATTATATGGACCAAGAAGCTTCTTGTTTCGAGGTCATTGGTGGGACTGTTGGTGCAAGCACGTTCAAGTCTGAGGTCAAGGTTTCTTTGCTTAGCAAGGCGGTTGAGGAGAAAATGGGTATCCCAAACAAATGGGGTCCCCCTCCTTCTAGTCCTGCATGGAAAGCTTATTTTGACACGGCCAATAAGATAGCCCATGGTAGTGTTGGATTTCTTCCGACAGACGTACACCAAGCAGTTGAAGATTATTATGGTCCTATTTATGAGGAGATAGTCAACAACGCGCATGCTAGAGATTTGATTCAGCCACTTAGTGAAGTGGAGACGGTCAATGGCATTCCCGGTGTGCGTTTCGTGGACGCCATGAATAAGAAAGGCGCAATAGGCCCCCCGCTCACTGGTCCCAAAGACAACTATTTGGAAGATATTCCAGGTGGTGTTCCGGGTTATGAGAACGCCAAGATGTTCAATGATGACATCATGGCCCACGTTTACCAGTGCAGGGCAGTTTGGGCACAAGGACGCCGTGTCAACACGCCGCTTAAGGCTTTCATCAAAGACGAACCTACTCTCAATACTAAGGAGAAGTGCCGCATGATATATGCAGCAAACATTGCTCTCCAATTTGAAGGTAGGCGTCTAGGGTTGGGCCCAGCACGCTTCATTCAGCACTATCCTATACTCACTGAGAGCATGGTTGGTGTTAATGCTATGTCCCCGGAATGGGACGAAACTGTCCGCCACATCAAGGCTGTGTCAGACGAACAGGATCCAACCAAGCCCAGTTGCTCGGCTGGTGATTATAGTTCATATGACACCGTGATGCCGGCCCAAATACTTTGGGCTGCTGGTGGTATACTTGTTAGAATGATGCGTGACAGCGGAAATTATACCGAAGAGGATATGGAAATATTCAAAGGTTTTTTGACGGAGGTCATCTACCCGAATGTGTGCTTTAATGGCACAATGTTCACTTTTTCTTCGGGACACACGTCTGGCGGTACTTGTCTTGTCGTGATCCTTAACAACATTGCTAATTCTCTTTTGAAGAGAATTGGTTTTATCAATGTTGAGTTGAAGCCAAGAGGCTTGGTGGGAAAGTTAACTTTCCGTGAAGTAGAGAGGTGCATGAACTATGGTGACGATTGCAAATCAGCAGTTGCCACTGATAAGGTCTTGTACTGGAATATGGTCTCATACAGGGACTTCCTCGGTCAGTACGGTATTGTTTTTACGATGCCCAACAAGGAAGATGAAATGGTGGAATTCATGATGTGGGATGAAGCCGAGTTTCTGAAAAGGAAAGATTCGTACATTCCTGAGATTAAGCATACTATTGGAGCGCTCGCACTGGATTCAGTGTGGAAAAGCTTTCATTGTCAGCTCAAGTCCAAGAACATTACGAAGGAAGAACACGCCATAGCAGTAGTGCAGAGTGGCGTAGTGGAGATCTGGGCCCACGGTAGGTCCGTTTATGATTATTATGTACCCCTCATTAGGGAGGTGGTGAAAGAGTGTAATCTAGTCGTTCCGGGGCTAGACAAAACATTCGACGATAGGGTCGCCGAGTGGTTTGACAACTACACAAAAAATAAGGACGTTCCATTGGATACCCGTCAGGACAGTGACGAGGCTTGGGACGTTATCGAACCCGAAGGTGGTGTTCTGTTCAACACCACTAAAAAACTACTTTACGTAGTAGTGTGTGGAATTGGGTTATCCACACATGAAGTAAATCAACCTGGTATGTGTAATTATTGTAAAGGGGCTAGTCTCGCACCCCAAAGTGAGACATCAGGAGACGTTCAATCGTCGGTTACTGAGAGTTTTTATATCTCTTCGAGTAGCACAGATTCAGAAATTGTCCCTCACTCGGGTGAGGAAGTAATGGGTGTTCCTACCAGTAGACAACCCGCTACTCAATTTTCTGACTACAATGCTGGATACACATACACTCTTGGTGATATGAGTGATGCCACGTACAATGTGTGTGACGAGGCAGATCTTGATCTTGGAAAGTTCTTTGAGAGACCGATCAAAATAGCGACGTACAATTGGGCCCCTTCTGGTGGTAATTTCGTATATACGCTTGATCCTTGGTCATTGTTCATTGAGCAACCGAGAGTTGTTAATAGAATCAACAATTATCGCAATTTTCGCGGTCGTTTGCATGTGCGGGTGTTAATCAATGGCAATCCATTTTATTTTGGTTTGGCCATGGTTAACTATTTGCCCGGTCCCGGTGGTGGGTACTTTGACCCCCCTTTAGACAATACTGCAACAGCATATTGTTTAGCATCCCAGAATCCACACATTTATTTGGATCCCACAAACTCTGTGGGTGGAGAAATGGTTTTGCCCTTCTTTTATCCTTATAATAGTGCTGACATGATTTTAGGTCGTTATGACCAATTGGGTAGGCTTTACATTCGCGATGTTGTTGATTTGTTACATGCAAACGGTTCGTTGGATCCTCTTACGATTACTGTTTTTGCATGGATGAGCGATGTGCACCTTTCTGGTGCTACTGCACATGACAGTGCAGGCCTGGTTCCGCAAGGAGGCGATGAGTATGGTGACAAACCATTCTCAACAATGGCAAATAGTGTTGCAAAGGCAGCTGGCGCAATTCAGGCCCCTTCCATAAGGCCGTATATGCGCGCCACTGAGGCTATAATGTCTACAGTAGCTGTTGCAGCCAAAGCCTTTGGATTTAGCAGACCAAACCAGTTGAGTGAGGTTACACCTATGAAGCCTACTCTTTTTGGTAATTTGGTTAATGCTAATTTGGGCGATGCTTGTCAAAAGCTTACACTTGATTGTAAGCAAGAGGTTACAGTTGATCCCCGTGTTGTCGGAATGATGCCATGGGATGAAATGGACCTGGTCGAATTGGCCAAAAGAGAAAGTTATATCACACAATTTGTGTGGTCTAAAACTGATGTGTCTGGAGATGCTTTACATTACCATCTTATCACTCCCTCACAGTTTGTGGTGGGAGTGACTGGTTTGGACAATAGCTTTGCCATGACACCCTCGTGTTGGGTTGCCCAACCATTCTTCTTTTGGCGCGGTTCTATGATGTTGCGCTTCAAGATCATTGCATCCAATTTTCACAAGGGTCGACTCAGAATCTCCTATGATGCCAATTATTCTTTGGAAACAGACGAGTTTAATGTAGTTCAAAATTACATCGTTGACATTGCTGAGAATAAAGACTTTTGCATGAAGATTGGATGGAATTCACCGAAGAGTTATCTTGATGTGGGCAGATTAGACATTAATGGACAACCATATGGGAGCAATCCCGCGTCTCTTATCACCAACACAGATTTGTTTAATGGCGGTATCAAAGTTGAAGTTCTCAACGAATTGACGTGTCCACAAGGCACTGCTGGTTCTAGTGTGACTATCGTTGTTTTCACTTCGATGTGTGATGATTTCGAGGTTCAAAGTCCGGACAATGCTGGTTTGACTCCTTATTCTTTCTTTCCCGATTCAGCAGGAGCTCGATTTGTTCCTGAAGGTGGAATTGAAGCATTGGATGAACATGCTGACATGGATGGTGCTCCTTGTATGGACACCATGGAATGTGAAATAGCACCGAGCCTACATCCTACGGACAACACACCCGGAATATACTTTGGTGAGGCCATAACGAGTTGGCGTCAATGTTTGAAGAGATACAACTTCCACAAAGGTTTGTTGGGATCAGGTGTCGCCGCAGCCATGAAGCTGTTCACGCGACCTAATTTTCCCTCATACAGAGGCTATAGTCCACATGCAGTGGATGAGGCACTCGGTGGTAACCCATACAACTTTTGTGATATGACTCTTTTGAACTGGGTAACGCCGGCTTATGGTGCTATGAGAGGTTCTCTGAGGTGGAAATGGTGTTTGACCAGAAATACTGGAGCTTCCGTATTTCAGGCCACTAGGTCTCCACAAAAACCTGGTTTTTCCGAAACTATTGAATTGTTTAGCACAGCTGGTGCACTCGATAATGGTTGGGAAGTTGCGTACTTCATGAGGAAAAACTTAACACACACATGGGCTGGCGCTGTGTCAACGGCACCCCTCAATAATCCTGTTTTGGAATTCGAACTCCCTTACCAGGACAACAAGCGCTTTTGGAACGCCAGGCGCATCGATTATGACGTTCCCAACACCGAAATGACGGGGTACCGAGTCGAACTTAGTGGACCTGCTGGTATGTTTGTCAGCACTTACGTCGCTGCAGGTGATGACTTTGGTTTGTTCTTCTTTTTGAACACACCTTTGACATACAATACAGCTGACGATCCGGATCCGGCACCATCATGATTTATCGAATCTAAAACGACAAAAGGGTTAGAAGCCCCACTACAGAGTAACCCTGTAGGCGCTTTTACAAGCGTTGGACTCAGTCCGCACTTTATTGTTACAACCATACGGTTTTTAAGGAGCGGACGCTCCGGAATTTTACGTTGGTTACAACTTTAGAGTTGCTGTAAGCCCCAGGCGTGGGGCTAGGTATAACT